CGGTAATACGCATGATTTCGCTGATGCTGCGACGCTGTTCCAGTCCTTCGATAGTTCGATGGCCGATATTTACGCCGCCCGAACCGGACTGGCGCAGGATGTCGTGCTTTCTCTGTTGGATGGCCCGTCAAAGGCGTCGGACGGCACTTGGCTTTCAGCTGATGAGGCCATCGAAAAGGGCTTTGCGGACGAGAAGGGCGCCGGAACTGCTAAGCCCGACGCAAAGGCCGAACTTCCCGCAGATATTGCAGCGATGCGCCGAATTGACCGGGCATTGGCTGCAGCAGGCGAGACGCGCCGTTCGCGTACTCAACTTCTCCATGAAATTCGAGGCGAGCGCGATGCCGCCGAGAACGCCACGCGCGACGCTGGCAAGACCAGAGCCAAAGACATGACCGGCATCAAGGCCGCTCTTGTCAGCACAACCAATATTCTTTCCAAGGGATAACCACATGGAACCCGATGAAATCAAGGCGCTAATTGAAGCGCAGGGCCGCGCATTTGAAGCGTTCAAGGCCGAACACAGCGCAGCTCTTAATGACGTAAAGAAGGGTACGGAAGATGTCGTTCGCACCGAAAAGGTGGATCGCATCAATGCCACTGTCAGCGACCTTCAGGCTGCCCTCGATGAGCAGGCGCAGAAGCTTGCAGCTCTCCAGACTGCCGGTGCATCCAAGCCAGGCGATGCCGTCAAGAATGCCGAATATACCAAGGCGTTTGACCGCTTCTTCCGTAAGGGCGATGAGGCAAGTATTGACGCATTCATTCAGGCCAATCCACAGGCCGCCATGAGCGTCGCCGTTCCAGAAGACGGCGGTTATACGGCTCCGACCGAATGGGACCGCACCATTACCGACAAGCTGAAGATCGTTTCTCCGATGCGCGGTATCGCTTCGGTCATTCAGATTTCTGGTAACGGCTTCTCCAAGCTCTACAATGACCGCGCTACGGCGTCTGGCTGGGTAGGCGAATCCGCTGCGCGTCCTGAAACCCCGGCTGCAAAGTTCGCCGAGGTGAAGTTCAACACCGGCGAAATCTACGCGAATCCTGCGGCAACGCAGCGCCTGCTGGATGATTCCGAAATCAACCTCGAAAACTGGCTGGCCGGTGAAGTCGAGACTGAGTTCGCATATCAGGAAGGCATCGCGTTCGTATCCGGCAATGGCACCGACAAGCCTAAAGGCTTGTTGACCTACACGACTGCGGCCTCGCATCCGTGGGGCGCAATCCCGACGGTGAATAGCGGTGACGCAGCTGGTCTCACGACCGATGGCCTTATTGATCTGGTTTACGACCTGCCAAGTGAGCGCACTCCGAATGCGCGGTTTACTATGAACCGCAAGACGCAGGGCGCCATCCGTAAACTGAAGGACGGTCAGGGCAATTACATCTGGCAGCCGGGTCTGGTTTCTGGCCAGCCTGCGACGATCCTTGGATTCCCGGTCAGCGAGCTTGCTGCAATGCCGGACATTGCCGCTGACGCCATCCCGGTTGTCTTCGGTGATTTCCAGCGCGGTTATCTCGTGGTTGACCGCACGGGTATTCGCATCCTTCGCGATCCGTACACCAACAAGCCTTTCGTGCAGTTTTACACCACGAAGCGCGTTGGCGGCGGCGTTACCGATCCGACGGCCCTGCGTTACCACAAGATCGCAGCTGCTTAACAATACAAGGGCGCCTTCGGGCGCCCTTCCTACAGGAGGCGCTGATGGAAGTGCGTGTTGCGAAGGCATTCAAGGCGGTGCCTGAAGGCGAGGTTTATCCCCGCCAGTTTGAGGTTGGCGATACTGTGACTGGTCGCATGGCCGAGGTCGCGCGAACGCTGGGCTGCGTCGCAGATGAGCCTGCCAAAAAGAAGGGCTTCGACCGTGGCGGTGGATCTTGATCGGTTAAAGCGACATCTTCGAATTGAATTCGATGATGAGGATACTGAGCTTGAAGGTTATTTAGCCGCCGCTCAAGGGTCTGCGTTGCGCTATATGAACCGCGACGCCGTACCCGCAGGCGCCGAAGCCGAGGTGGATGCGGCTATCCTGCTTATTGCGGGAGACCTCCACGAGAACCGCGAGCGACAGTCGACTGTTGAACTATTCGAAAACAGGTCGGCGCGCTGGCTGCTTGATCCATATCGGCTGTTGAGGGTTTGAGATTGTTATCGTTCTAGCAATTGTGGAACATATGGACCTCTGAATGATTGGAGATCGCAATGGCCCGCACAGACAAGAATGATACCGGCTTTCGTCACGAGGTTGCAGAACGGTCGCTCAGGTACTTAGGGCGATCTGCGGATACACTGACAGCAAGAGAACAGTCTGTCCTAGCGCGATTGTCTGAGCGTCAAACGATTGCACGCGATGTAAACAGGTCGTTTGACGAGAAGCTGACCTATGGTCAACGGCTCGCAGATAAGGTCGCCGAATTCGGTGGTTCATGGACATTTATAATGCTTTTTGCTCTCGTGCTCGTCGCGTGGGTGGCTGCAAATTCAATTGTGGCGGCATTCGCTTTCGATCCCTATCCGTTCATCTTTCTCAATCTCGTGCTTTCGATGTTGGCCGCGGTGCAAGCGCCGATAATTATGATGAGTCAGAACCGCCAAGCTGCAAGGGACCGGCTGGATGCTGCACATGATTACGAAGTGAACCTCAAAGCTGAAATTGAAATAATGGCGCTACATGAGAAGTTTGACCAGTTGCGTTCGAACGAACTCAAGGCGCTCATTGAAAAGCAGCAAGAGCAATTGGATATTCTTACATCGCTGCTTGCGAAATCCACGCCAAATCAAAATTGAGGCTTCATGCCCTGGCTCCACTTCACAGCAGATTTCAATTTCGTCGTCAAACCTGCCGTTACTATTGCTTACCCCAAGGGCTACGTCGGCTTGGTAACAACGCCTTGCGCTAACCGCGCCATTGCCGCTGGCAAAGCCGAGAGACTTCCAACTCCCACGAAAGACGAGGCCGAAGCATGGCGAAGCGCGCAGGTGCCGGCAGCCTGAATTGCCGTTTGACGTTTCAGGTTAGACAGGAAGTGGATGACGGATTCGGTGGAACACGCGGTGAATGGGTCGACCAGTTCACTATGCCGGGAAGGCTGGAACCGCGATATGGCAGCAACGCTGAAAGCATCATGGCCGCGCGAATGCAGTCCATGCAGCCCTATAATCTGACGATCCGTGGCAGCACAGCTGCAAGGCAGGTGACGGCATCTTGGCGGGCTTACGACGCGCGAGCGGGGAAGACTGGGGACAAGCCAAACCGCGTGTTTGGGATCAAAACCGTCGTCAATCCAGACGAGAGCAATGCCTATTTGGAAATGCTCGTTGTTGAAGGCGAGGAAACGTGATGGCGGTAAAGATTAAAGGTCTGGACCGCCTACAGATCAAGCTAACGAAATTTCCGGAAGTTGCTGAAAAGCTTGTCAGAGCGGCGATGGAGCAAGGCGCTCAGGAAATCGTCAACATGATGCAAAACTTGGTTCCCGTCGATGATGGCGAGCTAATGGAAAGCATCGGCTGGACGTGGGGTAAAGCTCCAAAATACAGCCAGCGAATTGGCAGCGTTAAGTCTAACGATGGCAAGCTGACCATCACGATTTACGCTGGCAATTCTAAGGTGCGCTATGCCCATCTGGTCGAATTCGGCAGCGCGCCACATGTGAACGGCGGCATGTATCCCGGAACAATCAACCCTGGGGCCAAGGCGCAACCTTTCTTTTACGTCTCGTGGCGAGCCAAACGGCGAAGTGCGCGGGCGAGGGTATCTCGCGCTATTACCAAGGCAGCCAAACAGATAGCGGCGGATCGCTAAATGGACCCGGTTTTAGAACTTCAGGGCGCAATTATTCAGCGATTGCGCAGCTTTCCCGCACTTGTCTCGCTGATTGGTCAGCGTAGCTACGATAACCCGCCGACGAATGATCAAGGGCAGGTTTCGCCCTCAATCTTCCCCTATGTAAGTATCGGCGCATCGAGCGCTCAGCAGGTAGATGCCGACTGTATTTTCGCTGATGATATCATTTTCCAGCTGGATGTCTGGTCAATTGAGCCAGCCAAAAAGCAGATGCGCGACATCGCAAATGCCGTGCGTCTCGCAACACGAGGATGGGAACCAGTTCTGACGGATAATGCCCTCGTGACATTCGAATATTGGCGAACTGATTACATCAAGGATGGCGCAATCAATCATGCGTCGATCCGTTACACGGCGATCATCGAGCAGCCCTAGGGCCTCCACGCCGACCACCCCAAAAATCTATCTATAGACCGCCTTCTGGGTGGTCTTTTTCGTATGGAGGCCGCAATGGCTCAAGCTACGACGATCAAAGGCGGCAAGGTCCGCGTTAAGATCGGCAATGACGCATCGCCGATTGTTTACACTGCGCCGTGCGGCTTCACGCAGAAGTCGATCACACTTTCGAAAAACCTCAATGAAGTTTCAATTCCCGATTGTGAAGACCCCGACAAGGTCGACTGGATCGGTCGTGACGCCGCATCGCTCTCAATGAGTATCAGCGGCGAGGGTGTCTTGGCTTCCGAATCCGTGGAAACGTGGCTGGATGCTTGGGAGAGCATCGATTCTGTACCGGTACAGGTTGAGATTGTTTTCCCAGCCAAGACCTACACGTATACCGGCAAGATGCACGTCGAAAACCTTGAAATCGGCGCCAACAATGGAGAGCGCGCGACGAACAACGTTTCGCTGCAGTCCGACGGCGAGATGGTCCGCACTTCGGCGGCGACGGCCCCGTAATGAGCAGGGACGCGAAAGTTGAACTCGACTGGGCGGATGGTACTTATACCTTTCGCCTAGGTTGGGGTGAATTGGAAGCCTTGCAGGAGGCTTGCGACGCCGGCCCCTGGGTCATTCTGGAGCGGTTATTCACCAAACAGTGCCGCGTCGGCGATATTGCTCATGTTATCCGGCAGGGTCTGATTGGTGGAGGCTTGGAACCGACTGCCGCCACGAAACTCGTGCGAACCTACATCGAAAAGCGCCCGCCTGCCGAGAATATCGTCTTCGCGACCATCATCCTGCAGGCTGGCATTCAAGGCGTTCCGGAGGAGCCCGTGGGGGAGCAAGCCGCGGCAAATCAGACGGAGAACAGCTTGACAGTCTCCCCAACGGAAAAGTCAGATTTGCCGCGGTCTACGGCAACGGCGCGGCGCTCGGCTTCACCCCGCAAGAAGTAAGGCAAATGTCCATGTGGCAGTTCATGGCTGCCGTCGATGGTTACGTCAAAGCCAACTCGACCGACGATGGCGGGCTGAGCCAGGCGGAAAAAGACGAGCTTTGGGAGTGGGTGAGCGAGGGGTAGGGTTGCTTTCTAGTAGCAACCCAACTGTGTCGCTTCAGCCTGCGCCTGAGCGCGTTCAGCTTCCAGTATTCCAGCATAGTTGGCCCGGCTAAGCAGTTGTTGGCATCTTAGTTCTTTGTTCGCCGTGTCCGATGCCTGATTGCTGGCGCAACCGGACAAAGCCAACATTGCTACGCAAACTGTAGTTATCGCTTTCATAGATATTCCTCCTCGCAAAGGAGTATGGCTCGTGTCGGCATGATTGGTAAAGTGACCCCGCAAATCTACTTAAACGGATTCAGCGACTTTGCGCCTTTGGCCTTCGGATCGATGGTCAAAGTATATGTGCCGCCCGGCAACTTGTAAGGCGCACATCGTTGTAAGGCCCGGTTGAGCGATTCCACGCCAGCCTTTCCAATCCCGTCTTTCGGGAACTCTTTGGCAGTCACATCCGACAAATCCCCGTCTTTATCCAGTTCGACAGAGAAAACAATCTTGCTTGCCATTTTCATAGAAGCAGGCGGGTTCCAGCACTCCAGAGCGGCCCGCGCGAACGCGTCGTTCTGCTCATTAGCCTGCGCGGGAATTGCCATAACGGCGGCAGCAATCACCAAAAAACATACTCTCATGGAGCCTCCCTGCCATGGCAACCAACCTTGAATCTCTTGTCGTTCAATTTTCAGCCGATTTCAAGCGATTGGAAAACGCCATCAATCGGCAGCGTGGGCAGTTCACGCGGCAGATGCGCCAGATGGAGAAGTCTGCAGATGTCAGCGTACAGCGTATCAACGCGGCGCTTGGCAATATCGGCAAGGGCACAATGCGAGACCTAGCGGCCCCTTTGACCGGCATTACTGCCGCGTTGGGTACGCGAGAGTTGATGCAGTACGCAGATGCCTGGACACAGGCGGGGAACCTTATCCGCGCGTCCGCGACTGCTGCGGGCGTTGGTGCTCGGTCGTTGAATGAATTGAAGGACGGGGCGAACGAGGCACGCACCAGTCTTGAAGCCTATACTGACCTGTATGCTCGGCTGATCAGATCGGCCTCCGCAGTAGCCAAGTCTGAAGACGAGATTGCTTTGGCGACGTCGCTTGTCTCGAAAGCCTTTAAGGCAGGCGGGGCATCGGCACAGGAACAAGCTGCTGGCATCCTCCAGCTTGGTCAGGCGCTTGGATCGGGCGTGCTGCAAGGTGACGAACTGCGATCCCTGCGTGAAAACGCGCCAGTCATCGCGAAGGCGATTGCGGACGAGTTTAAGACGACGATCGCAGGGTTGAAGCAGCTTGGCGCCGATGGGAAACTGACGTCCGATCGAGTTTTCAAGGCTATCCTGAATGCTCAGAAACCCATTGAAGCGCAGTTCAAAGCGACTAACGCAACGATTGCTGACGCATTCACACAGCTGAACAATGAATTCACGGCCTACATCGGAAACGCTGACAAGTCGGCTGGCGCTAGTGCGCAGTTGGTTCAGGCGCTTCAGTTCGTTGCGGACAATTTCAAAGAAATAGCTGACGTCGTCGCAGCCTTTGCGACTGTGCTAATTACGGCCTTCACCGGAAGGGCAATCGCTGGGGTCGTCGTCGGACTCGGTCAGGCTGTCGTCGCACTGGGTTCTTTTCTGACCGCACTGCGCACCGGAACCAGTGTTGTTGCTGCATTTAGTGCTTCTCTTGGTCCGATTGGCCTCTTGGCTGGGGCTGC